ATCCGGCCCTGCTGGAGAACCCGGGCTGGGAAGCACTGGGCTGCTGGGACTACGCCCCCCTCACAACGCTCATTCACAAGTTGGCGAACAATGGCCAAGCAAAGCCTGCCGGAAAGTAATCCGCTGCGCCAACTTGTTCGCACTTGGACGAAGAAGTTTGAGGCGGCGATCAAATACAAAAAGCCCTTCGCCGATGACGCGAAGGAGGCGGCGCTCTTCTACGATGGCGACCACAACTGGATGTGGAAGGATGCCTACGCCCGTGGAGAGCGTGGCTACAACAGTTCAATCGCTCCGCCTGCGTTCCGGATGCAGGTCAACAAGGTCTTTGAGTTGATCGAGATCTTTGGGGCTGTCATTTACCACCGGAATCCCGTGCGGACGGTGACGGTGCTGCAACAGCCAGACCTGCCGCCCGAAGCCTACGGTCTGCCGGCAGACATGAGCATGTTGTCGCCCGAGCAGACGCAACTCATGGCGGTCGCCCAGGCCGACGCCGAGTCCCGCATGAGCCGGGACATCGCTAAGCAATTGCTGGAAGCGTATCTCAACTACACCCCCAACGAACTCGACCTCAAGCGTCAAGCAAAGAAGTTCGTGAACGAAGGGCTGATGAAGGGCATGGGCGTGCTCTGGCCCGAGCTGGTCGAGATTCCCGGCGAGCAGCCAATTCGGATGGTCGGGAGTTTCTACGACTCGGTCGACAACCTGCTGATCGACCCAGACTTCGACAACATGGACGATATGCTCTGGTGCGCTCGTCGTTGCGTCCGTCCACTCGAGGAAGTCGCCGCCGAGTATGGGATTCCGGAGGAAGAACTCGGCAAGCATCTCGACGGCAACACCGAGATCAAGGCCGACAACGAACCGCGATCCTCGAAGCGCAAATCTGGACAGACCCAAAGGCTCGTCACCTACTACAAGGTCTGGAGCAAGTGTGGCGCCGGTGACCGGTTCAAAGACGCACCGGAAAAGAGTCGGGGCATATTCGACGCACTTGGAAAATACTGCTACCTCGTCATCTGCGAAGGTGTCGACTATCCGCTGAACCTCCCGCCGTCGGTGTTGCAGGAAGACGTAGATCCGCAGGCGGGCATCCCGCAGAGCGTGATGCTCCGCACCGCCTGGCCAGTGCCCTACTACGTTGACCCCGGCGGCTGGCCCTTCGTCCCGCTCGCTTTCCACCCGAAGCCCGGGTACGCGTGGCCCATCTCCCACATCAAACCGGGAGTGGCGGAGCTTCGGATGCTGAACTGGGGCATGTCCTTCCTCGCCAGCCGCATCGCGACCAGTTGCGAAACGATCATCGCGGTGCAGAAGGCAGCCGACCAGGAACTCAAAGATCAGTTGCTCTCGCCCAGCGAGGGTGGCTTCAAGATTATCGAACTGGCCGAGTTGCTTGGCCGGCGGATCGAGGACGTCATCAGTACCTTCCAGATGCCGCAGGTGACGAAAGACCTGTGGGACATTCTGACCGCCGTGGCAGAGCAGTTCGCACAACGCACGGGACTCACTGAGCTGGTTCACGGATACACCCGAGCCCAGTTCAGAAGTGCCGCCGAAGCAACGATCAAACAGGAGAACGTGGCGGTCAGGCCCGACTCCATGGCGAACGAGTTGGAGGACGCCATGTCCACGCTGGCCCGCCGAGAGGCTCTGGCCGTGAGATGGCTACTCGAGCCGAGCGACGTCGCGCCGGTGCTTGGCCCGATGGGCGCGATCGCGTGGGAGCAACACGTCGCAAAGCGAGATCTGACGAGCCTCACCCGAGACTTCTTGTTTCGGGTCGAGGCTGGCAGCGCACGCAAACCGAACAAATCGAGCCGCGTCGAGCAGATGACGCTGGCCATTCAAACACTGGGGCCGATCTTGGCTCCGCTTGCAACCGGGGGGGTAGTCGAGCCTTTCAACGCCCTAATGAGGGACTGGGCGATGAGTCTCGACATCGATGCAGCTCCGTACCTCATCCCCCCGCCGCCCCCCCCGCCCGAAGCGCCGCTCGGCCTGCCACCCCCTCCCGCGGGCCCGCAGGCTGCTTCGGCGGGGGGCGGTTTGCCGCCGGAACTGACCGGCTAAGCGCGGTGGGATGCACTCCCAGGTGCTCCCATGCAAGACGTACCAGCGGACATTCAGCGAGCCGGTTCTCATGCAGTGCGCATGTATGCGCGGCTGTTATCGGAAGGATACGGCCATCGCTGGGCAGAGATGTGTGCGCTGCAGCAGCCCCCGGGCGTGAAGGGAACCGATCGGGCCGTCATGCAAGGCCGCTACGCCGAGCAGTGGCTCGACGAGATGCCCAAGGATCAAGCGCAGCGAATCACCCGCGAAGCCCGGGCGGCCGGCATCAACATCAGTGGCAAATACTACTGCTCTGGCTTGGCAGACAAGCGAGCCCACTGCGATCCCGCCGCGTGGATCGATAGCGCCGCTGACATCAAGAAAGTGGCCCAGGTCCGCAACCTCAACGTGCGAGGGATTGTCGAGCACCAGGGCGTTGCCGAACCGCCGCCGCCCGCCACACCACTGAGCGATCGGCTCGTCCGCAAGTTGTCGGCGGTCGAGCGAAGGAACCACCCTGGCAAGAGTAAGCGAGAGCTGCGGGAGATCGTCATCGACAAGTACGCACCGAAGTGGAGGCGGAAATGACATTCACGGCTCAGGACGTCGTCGATCACCTCCTCACGACAACTGGCGGTGGGGCGCAGGATGGAGAACACCGCGCAGTACGTCAGGCCGTCATCCACGGCGTTCGGGAGGTTTTCCAGACGCGGCAATGGCTCTGGCACACGAAGACTGGGTATTTCACGACGCAGCAGATCAGCACGACGGCGACCGCCATCACAAATGGAAGTAACCAAATCACGGTCGCCAGTTCGACGGGCATGGTGATTGGTCGGCTTCTCGACATCTCTGCGGAATACTTTTCCTACCCAGTGCGAATCACCGCTATCAGCGGCACCACAATCACGCTCGATGCGGCAGCAAAGAAGACAAAGGGAGCCGAAACTGTCACGGTCCTCGTGCAGACGTACTACGACCTGCCCGCTGACCTCAAGGACATCGACGCCCTGGTGACCGACACGGTCGGCACACTTCACTGCTACATCACGCCGCAAGAGTGGCAGCGACTCGAAACCAACTCTCGGGGCAGCGGCGAGCCGTACTACTACACACTGATGCGGTCCGACGTGAATTCGGACCGGTACCAGGTTCGTTTCGTGGGCGTGCCGCAGAACGCTACGGTCGTCCACTACACCTATCGGTATATCCCCAAGATCGTGAAATACATGGGCTATGAGCCCGTGTGCCGCCAAGGCCTTGTCTCGGTAACGGGAGCGACCGTCACGGGAACGGGCACTCAGTTTCCGACCGACTGTGCCGGTGCCGTCATTCGCTTCGGAACGGCGACAACGGAGGCGGACCCCGTTGGGGCACTCAACCCGTATCAGCAAGAACGGGAAATCGCGGCACGACAAAGCGATACCGGACTCACGCTCTCCGAGGCCATATCTGGAACCATCCCTGGCAACGTCAAGTACGCGATCAGCGACACCATCGACTGCTCACCGCAGATGTATACGGCGATCCTCTCGGCCACCGAGATGTGGTACGCCCGGCTTGCCGGCAAATCTGCCATCGAGGCCGTGCAGCTTTTCAACCGCGACCTGCGGCTGGCGATGGAGAACGACGTCGTGTCTCCGCTCTCAGGCCGGCCTCGAATGCTCGACTACCCGACTGCCCGTTCGATGGGCTGGAAGTCGGCACAACTTCCCGACCAAGGGTGAGCCATGCGCATCGATAAGTGGCTCGGAGCCGTTCCCAGCGTCAGCCCGTATGCCCTGCCCCCTGGTGCAGCGGTCAAGCAAAACAACCTCCAGATTCAGCGCCCCGGCGAACTGGTTCCGCGAGCTGGTATGGAGGCTGTCTACACCGCAAAGGACTACGACGAGATCATCGGCGTCTACCGCGTCAGCAATGGCGGAAGCGTCTCAGACACGCTAATCGTCGCCTCCAAGCCGAACGCGAGCACCACGCAGATTCGCTACCTGTCTCCCGTCCCCAGCGGCAACGAGAACCAATGGACGGTCACAACGGTTCACACCGCAACGACCACTTCCCGGGAAAGTCCTACCTTCTGCGAAGACCGGCATGGACGCATCCACTGCTTCTTCGGAAACGGCGTAGCGCCCATTGTCACGACGAGAACGGCCACTCCCGCCCAGCCGATCGGGCTGCCTGCCCCGACCGTCACTCCGACTGTTACGCCCACCGGCAATGGCTACTTCATCGAGCGAGTCGACGTCGTTAACGGCGGTGGCTCGTACTGGGCACCGCCGCCAGTGGTGATTTCCGGTGGCTCGCCAACCCGCTCCGCACGGCTCAAGACGATCATCCAGGGCGGTGCGGTGGTGGCCGTCGACGTGATAGACGGCGGAATTGGGTACTCGAGCCCCCCGACGCTCACGGTCAACGAG